GACGACGAAACTTGGGATGACAGCAACGGCGGCGAAGATATGACCGTCCGTGACTTGGCGAACATTATCTTTTTGAAGGCGGCATAGTGAAAAAACTTCTACTCATTCTCATGATGCTGGCGACTGCGGCGCTCGTTACCGCCGACCAGGCGCAAGAGATCAAGGTCGATGGTGGCCTGATCGACTTCACTGCGGCGCCATGTGGCAACTGGTATCAATGTAACCAGCCGACGTTACCCTACACGCTGCGTTTGATTCAGCCGGCAGTCTCAATCGGCGTCTTCACGGAAAAGTCTGACGACTGGCAATTTGGCGTTGGCGTCGGTGACGATCGGCGAGCTACGGTTGATGCGACGATCAAAGACGTTGACGGCTGCAAGGTTCTATCCAAGTGCGGACCATCCTCGCAAATGCAGGGGCAGGGAATGTACCTGTACCGGTACGCCGAGGCGCGTCGATACTTTGGTGACGCCTTTATTGGTCTTGACTTTGTGGATTCGCGTACGACCTATTGGAATTGCAACGGCAACTGGTACGGCGGGCAAGACTTCTCTGTTGGCCCGGTAAAGTCTTGTGTCAAGTATCAGCCCAAGAACATACCTGGCTGGGGCCTCACTGCCGGCTATGAATGGGGCGCCTGGTATGGCGTCTTTAGGGTTCTCCCCACCGCCGCAAACAATTCACAGCCAGATGCGCAGGCGCCTGGCGGAACCACTTGGTATCGACCTATCACATCAAGTTCGATCGGCTTCTCGCCATATTTCGGCCTCGGTCGCACATTCTAAGGAACGTATGGAAAATCAACACAAGAAAATCAATGGCTACCGTGACTTGTCGCAAGCTGAAATCGACGCGGTGAACAGGGTCAAGCAAAAAGCAGCCGAAGTAGGCGAGCTGATCTCCGATCTGCGCGCTACGCCTGGCCTCGACCAGCGCTGGATCAACATCGGCGCCACAGAGCTGCAACAGGGCTTCATGGCGATCACACGCGGCGTCGCCCAACCAACCACATTCTGAACATGACCACCAAGATTACCAAATCGCCGGTTGAGCAGCGCGACATCGGCTGGCTACGCCCCTACGCGCTCAACGCCAAAGAACATGACGACAAGCAGGTCAGCAAGATTGCGGCTTCAATGGACAAGTTTGGATGGATTGGCAACCCGATCGTAGCCAACCCGGCCGGTGACATCCTGGCGGGACATGGCCGCCGGCTCGCCGCACTCAAGCGTGGCATGAAACAAGTGCCGGTTGAGATTATCTCCGGCCTGACAGAAGAGGAAGAGCGCGCATACCGCCTGGCGGACAACCGCGTCGCTATTTCCAACATCGACACCGGCATCCTTCAGCAAGAGCTTGCCGGCATGTCCTTTGACCTGGACGACATCTTCGACAAAAAAGAGCTGGACTTCATGATCGCCGACATGGGCGCCCTCAACAGTGACGCTTTTATCGCTGACCTGGACGCGGCAGTGACCAGACAGGTTGAAGAAACGGCCGCGACACTGGCCGCCGTCGATGGAAAGCAAGTCAAGATCGAAAAGGCGCTCGGCTTCAAGTCGATCAAAGGCAAGGACGAGCGCTATGTGACCATTTTCATGTCACAGCTCGAAGCTGAGACCGGCAAGACAGCCGCCGAAGCCTTCATCGACTTCGTGAAACACTTTACTCCAACCGATACGTCACTGGTGACTGCATGAAATACATAATCAATAAGCGATTCGAAACCAGAGTGGAGCGCACGCCGCGCGTACTGGAGATCGCCGAAGCGTTCGGCCTTGGACTAGACGCGAAGGAATTCGTCGTCTTCGATAACGTGGAGCTTGAGGTCGAGCAGGGCGATGTCGTCTATATCACAGGCGAGTCCGGCGGCGGCAAGTCACTTCTGTTGCGCGAGCTGCGCACACAGATGGAAGCCGGCGGTCTGAGCGTGGTGAGTATCGACGACACCGAACTGCTCGACAAGCCTCTGACCGAGCAGATTGGCTCTAGCACAAACGAAGGCACCAATTTCATGGGAATGGTCGGGATGAACGACGCCCATATCTGGCTGCGCAACCCGTCGCAACTCTCGGACGGTCAGCGTTACCGGTTCCGGCTCGCCAAAGCGATCGAATCGGGCGCAAAGGTTTGGTTCGCCGACGAGTTCCTGGCCGTCTTGGATCGCACCGTCGCGGTCAACGTCGCCTTCAACATGCAAAAGATCGCCAGAACTGTCGGCGCCACGCTAGTTGTTGCCACCACGCACTCGGACATGATCGACGACCTGGCGCCAACTCTGCGCATCATCAAGAAATATCGCGAAAAGGTGGAAATCATTCGCGCGCCAGAAGGATACAAGCAATGAAGGAAATTCTGCACGCCAACGCCGGCTCGTTCATGTCCGACGTGCTGGCAACTTCGTACCTGGAGCCGACAGTCGTGATGTTTTCGACGAGCTGGTGCGCCCCCTGCAAGATCATGAAGCCGCTGCTGGAGCGCCTGTCTGTAGAGCTGTACTTCCAGCTTGTGATGGTCAACGCGGACGCTACCGATAGCCGCAGTTTGCTCTCGTCAGAATCGGTTCGCTCGGTGCCGACAATCATCGTCTATAGCAACGGCAAACAGGTTGGCGAACAACTGGTCGGCAACAAGACCGCCTTCCAAGTTGCGAAATTTCTCCAAGAAAATGGCGTCATAGGGAGCCAAGCATGTTCAAAGTGATTTGCGACTGCGCGTGCGGCCTGGCCGCCATGATCATCGCCGCAATTGGCATGCTACTACTTGTGGCCTACGTCGCGCGAAACCAGCCGTTTGCGCAAGAACGGTCATTCGTACCCCTCCAATTGAAGCGCGCCTCCAAGCGCAAACTGGCAAAACTAAGGAAAAGGAAATGAAGATGAACTCTGATCAATTCGTATTTTGGCTTGAAGGCTTTATCGCGTCAGCTCCAGGAATCACTCACCAGGCGCGTGGCGAGATTCAGGCCAAGATCCAGCAAATGCGCGAACCCGCCCCGTCGCCATATCCGCAAATCTCGGATCTGGTGTACCGAGGCACTGGCCGCCTGGCGGACGGGATTGGCGAGACCGCGCTGCCTGTTTTCGTTGCCCAGGCCGCTCATGAGGGGCACTTCCCGCATATTGGCACCCGAACGATGTCCGCTATCCACGACTTTGGTCTTGGCGAGCTTGCATGAACGTGGTTACTGATACCGCTGACTGGCTAATCACCCGCCACGAAGTGCCGAGGAATCACAGCTTTTCGTTGTTGCCTGAGATTTACGTCGAGCGCGGCACCAAGGAAGACTGGAATCTGCTGCACGAGCTGCACTATAAGGCGGAAAACCTTGGCATCGGCCCGAAAATATTCCGCTGTGTGCTGCGCGGGCAGGTAATTGGCGTGGGCGTCATGACGGTGCCAAAGATGTTGCTGTCGGGTCGCAATGAGGTATTTGCCAACCTGCGCCCCAACGCCGGCGGACGGGATACGCGCATGATGAATCGCCATAGGGCGCAATGGATCAACGCACATTCCTGCACCAACAGTCGCCTTGTCCTGGACACGGTGTTTCGTGGCGCCGGCATCGCGTACCGGATGCAGAACTTGATGATGCGCATGACTGGCTGCCGGTATGTCGAGTTCCAGTCTTCGATGTCGAAGTTCAATCCGTTCGCGAGCAAGGCCGGTCTGCGCTTCACCAGGCCAAGACGGTCGGCAAGCTACGTCAGCGGGCTGGAGTGGTTTAGGCGCTGGTTCGTCTGCACTCCCTCCGATTTCGTAGGCGTGATGGAGGAGCTGGAGGCTTTGCCGCCGGCAGCGCGCGACAAGTGCATCGCTGAAATGCGGAAGTTCTATTACAAGTCCAGCTCGATGGAGAAGTCAGGCGATAACCGCGCCAATGGCACTTCCAGAGTTGACGCAATGGACGTTCCGTATCTGCTCAAGTCGGTGCAGCAGCTTGTTTTCGCCAGTCCGCTGTATGGCGTCTATGAGAACCCAGACTTCGGCCGCAAAGCCCTGCCAGCTCGACTGCCGCTCATTGCGTTCGATAACCAGTCGACCGACGCCTGGCTGGCTCTGAACGCGGCTGAAGAGCAACTGAGCGCAATTAAAGCACATACACCATTGATTGATTTGAATTGGGACGAAGATGAAGCTGACGACAAAGCAGTATGAACTGTTACGGGTGATCTCTGCCGGCAATGGCCCAGATGATCCGGCTGACCTGGATGAAGTTCTGGAGCGGGTGCGCTATGAGGCTTCCAAGCCTGGCTTGCAGTTCCAGATCCGCGCACTGATCGCTCACGGGTTGATTGCCAGACGGGGGATCGTCAAGCGCAGGGGCCGGCAGCGACAGGTTCTCGAAGCGACCAAGTTGGGGCATGACTACATGGTGACGAACCGCGTGGTTGCCGCCGACTATTCCGGTATTGAAGGCGAGGGGCTTGATGAGGAGCCGGCGCTGGTCGATCTATCTATCTGAACCGAAGCGGCGCTTGTTGGGGCCGCGATGGTTTATTGTTAAATCATCACTTATCTTGTTTTTATGTCACTTATCTTTTTCGGTCTCAACATAAATACTAAGTACATTTATTAAGTAGTAAGTAATAAGTAGTTTACGAAAACGAAGGCGAACCCCAAGTGAAGATAAGTGACAGCTTAACAACTCGCGGAAAAGATAAGTCACGGGTGACTTGATTAAATCCACAAACTAGGATACAGTGGCTACCTAGACGGCATGTTTCACACGCTGTTCTAACGGGTGCCCTCTCCGCACCCTTTTTTTTGGCCGAAAGGTTTGTATGGCAACAAGTAAGGTAGCGCCGGCTCCATCAAAGCTGACGCCGAAGCAGTGGGCCGAAATTGAAGCGCTTTGGGAAGCCGGAACGCTCACGCTCGAAGATTTGAGCAAAAAGTACGGCAAGGCGGTGTCGACCTTCACGCGGCACTTCAAAGCGAAGGGAACAAAGCGCGGCTCGGCACTCGACGAGGCGAAGCAACGCGCGGCGGAAGCTCTCAAACGCAACGCCGCCGGCGACGCTGCGATATTGGCCGCCCGCATCTTCGAGACCAAGGACGAAAGTTACAAAATGCAGACCGCTATACAGCGTCTCTTTTGGAACGAAGTGCTGATCGCCAAGAACAACGGCGTCGATATCGCCACACGTATGCCCAATATCAAGGCGATCAAAGAGATTTCCGCCGGGTTGAGCATTGTTCGAAGCGAGAAGTTCGCCATCCTCGGACTCGACCGTCCAGATGCGACTGATCCGTCTGAGTTGCCAGAGCTGTTCGTGACCGAGTTGACCGCTCAAGAAATAAAAGAGTTACGCGACAGAGACATTACTGAGCTAGATGACATTGTGCCCGCCCAGATCGCCCTTGATGACGCTCCAGACGACGAGATAGTCGACGAGAGCGATTCGTAATATGGCGGTGCGCAACTCGCTCACACTGCACACCAAGCAAATGGAGGTGTACAAGTCCAAGGCGCGCTTTCGCGTCGTTGTAGCGGGTCGTCGGTGGGGCAAGACGGCGTTGTCGCGAGTTCTCATCATTACGCGGGCCAAGGTCAAGAAGCGCAAAATCTGGTACGTGGCGCCTACATACCGGATGGCGAAGCAGATCATGTGGGTCGACCTGCTGGACGCAATACCGAAAAAGTGGATTCGCAAGATCAACGAGACCACGCTGACGATCGTTCTGGTCAACGGCACCCGCATCGAGCTGAAGGGCGCCGATAAGCCGGACTCACTGCGCGGGGTCGGCGTGGATTTCCTGGTGTTGGATGAATTTCAGGACATTAGCGAGATCACCTGGACGCAGGTATTGCGCCCAACTCTGGCCGACCGCCGTGGCGAAGCCATCTTCATCGGCACGCCAAAGGCATACAACTACCTTTACGACCTGTACAAGCGCGGGCAGGACTCGATCGCTGTCGCCAAGAATCTCTGGCAGTCATGGCAGTTCCCAACCATCACGTCGCCCTTCATCCCGCTGTCGGAAATAGAGGCGGCACGCGCCGACATGGACGAAAAATCGTTCAAGCAGGAGTTCGAAGCCAGCTTCGAAACGATGTCCGGTCGCGTCTACTACCCGTTCGAGCGCGACATTCATGTTGGCAAATACGCCTTCAATCCAAAACTGCCGATCTGGGTGGGGATGGACTTCAACATTGACCCAATGTCCACTGTCATATTCCAGCCGCAGCCAAATGGTGAGCTGTGGGCGGTGGATGAGATCGTGCTGTTTGGCTCGAATACCGAAGAAATATGTAATGAGCTGGAGCGCCGGTATTGGCGCAACCAGTTGCAAGTCGTGGTCTACCCCGATCCGGCCGGCGGTTCCAGGCAGCACGCGCGCGGCGAGACTGACGTGGACATTCTGCGCGAGAAGGGCTTCAAGCGGGTCAAGTATCGCAAGAAACACCCCGCCGTTGCTGACCGTGTGAACGCGGTCAACCGAATGCTGCGGGCAGCAAATGGCGACATCAGGATGCGCGTAGACGAGAAGTGCAAGCACTTCATCAATGCGCTTGAGCAGACGATTTACCAAAAGGGGTCTCGCGACGTGGACAAAAAAGCGGGCGTTGAACACTCGGCCGATGCGGGTGGCTATTGCGTCGAGCTGGAATACCCGGTGCGCAAGGTTCAAATTGGCGGCATTTCTCGTTAGACTGTTGACATAAGTCACTGGTGACTGTATAAAGGCAAACTATGGCAATTAATTCCACATACGGCAATCAGGCTCCTGACACGAGCATCATCCCGCCTCCTGGCTCCTCGATCGTGATCGATCCGGCGGACATTGACGGCTTTGCGCCGTTGTCGGATATGTCTGGCGACCAGAAGGCGCTGAAGAACCTGATTACGCGCAGGCACCCAGAATACGACGCTTATGAAAAGCATTGGCATTTTCTGGAAGCAACGTACGAGGGTGGCCGCGAGTGGTTCAGGAAACACGTCTTCCGGTACATCAAGGAAGGCGAAATGGAGTACAAGGATCGCCTGGAGCGGTGCTATCGCTTCAACCACACCCGCGAAGTAGTGGACTTGCTGAACAAGTACCTGTTCAAGCAAAACATCATTCGCAACGAGGCGGACGCCCCCGATAGCGTCAAGCAATTCTGGTTGAAATCGACCAAGAATGGTCTTGCCATTCGCGACTTTTCGCGACAGGTCTCCAAGAAGGCATCGATTTACGGCCGCGTCGGCGTAGTTGTCGACAATACCGGCGTCAATGGCGCCATCTCAAAGGCGGACGAAAAGGCGCTCGGCGTTCGCACTTACGCATACGTGGTCGGCCCCGAACAACTGCTAGACTATTCCTATGATGCGAACGGCGACCTAAACTGGATCACGATTCAGGAAATCTCACGCGACGACCAAAATCCATTCACCTCGAACGGCAAGCAGACACCGCGCTATCGTTTGTGGACAAAGACACAGTGGGCACTGTACGAAGAGCAGACCCAGGCGAACAAAAAGAAAGTCATTGTCGAGATCGAATCCGGCACCCATGACCTCGGCGTGGTTCCGGTCATTTTGACGGACAACATCATTACCGACGAGGATTATGTCGCGCCAGCACTGATCGATGACATCGCATACCTAGATCGCGCGGTCGCCAATTATCTGTCGAACTTGGATGCCATCATTCAGGATCAGACTTTCTCGCAGCTCGCGATGCCGGCCCAGAACGTATTGCCAGGCGAAGACAATTATACCAAGTTGATGGAAATGGGAACGAAGCGCATGTTCCTGTACGACGGCGAAAGCTCCACCCAGCCGTTCTACCTGTCGCCAGATCCAAAGCAGGCGCAGATGATTCTGGCCGCCATCAACAAGATCATCAACGAGATTTACCACACCGTCGGCTTGGCCGGCGAGCGAACGAAGCAAGACAACGCCCTCGGCATCGACAATAGCTCCGGTGTCGCCAAGGCATACGATTTCGAACGAGTCAATGCGCTTCTGCAAGCGAAAGCGGACAGCCTTGAGGACTTTGAAAACAAGCTGGTGAAGTTGGTAGCGTTGTGGAATGGTGAAGAAGCGGCGGTCAAGGAAGACTACGTTTCCTACCCGGACAACTTCGACACCCGTGGGCTGTATGACGAGTTCGACATCGCGGCGCGCTTGATGCTGCTGACGGCGCCAGACTCAGTACGGCAACAACAGATGGAAACCTTAATCGACAAGCTCTTTCCGCAACTGGCAAAGGATCTGAAGGCCAAGATGCTGGCGGACTTGAAGAGTTGGCCGATTGATCCGGTAGAGCAGGCGGCGGCGATGGCTGCCGCCCAGGCGCCGGATCAGCAGGCTTTAGAGAAAGAAACCGACCGGGAGCAAGCGAAGGCTACCACGTCGGGGAATTGATTTTACCAACCGTCGGCCAAGAGAATGGCCGGCATTTTTAACTTTGACCTAGAGACTGGTCAGAAAGACTTTACAAATGAAATTTAGCAAACTTTTGCAGTTCTTGTTGTTCGGCATCGCCTCCATGAAAATGGGTATCGACGGCGATGGTGGTGGCGACGGTGGCGCAGCCGCCGCAGCAGCAGCCGACGCAGCCGCAGCAAAGGCGGCAGAAGACGCCGCAGCGGCAGCCGCATCAGCAAAAACGGGCGACCCCGCCAAGCCAAGCGACCAGGAGGCGAAGCTCATAAAGGAAGTGATGCAGAAGAAAGAGGCGCTGCAACGTCAGCAAGCCGAATTTGACGCATTCAAAAAGCAGTACGAGGGCATTGATCCGGTCGCGGTAAAGGCCATGCTCGACGCGCAGAAGGAAGCGGAAACAAAGGCGCTCGAAGCAAAAGGCGAATGGGATCGTCTGAAACTGCGCATGGCGGACGAACACGGCAAACAAACCAAAACCTTGCAAGAGCAAATCGACGCGCTGAAAGGCGAACTTGGCGCCAAGGATGGAGCGATCAACGAACTGTCGGTCGGTTCATCGTTCGCGCAAAGCCCCTTCATCGCCGGCGAACTGACGCTGACACCATCGAAGGCTCGCGTTGTTTATTCCAGCCACTTCGAACTGGTCGACGGCAAAGTCGTAGGGTACGACAAGCCGAAGGGTGCCGCGAACCGTACCGCGTTGGTTGACAGCTTGGGCAATCCAGTCGCATTCGACGAAGCCTTGCGCAAGATCGTCGACACCGACCCGGATAAGGACTCGCTGCTGAAGAGCAAGGTCAAACCTGGCGCCGACTCACACAGTAAGAATGGTGTGGTCGTGAAGTCTCAACAGCAAGGCGAGCAATCGTCGCTGTCGAAAATCCAGCAAGGTCTGAAAAGCCTGAACGTGGTCAACAACAAGACGCCTTTATAGCCGACATAGGATAAGTCACGGGTGACTTTACTTTAACGGGCTTTTGTGTTATTGTTCCGTCATCCGTGACTTAGAGCGACTTAGGCATCGGCGAGTAACTTTACTGAATTTTTATTTTTATAAGGACATTCAAAAATGCCTCTGTTAGCTTCCGAAGCCGCGCTACTGAGTAATAACCAGCTCGTCGCGGGCGTAATCGATCAGATCATCGAACGCGATGATATGTTCTCCATTTTGCCGTTCGTCAAGGTTAATTCCAAGGCGTACGTGTATAACCGCGAAAACACACTCGGTACTGCCGATTGGTTGTCGCCGTATGCTGACGTGAACGAATCCAGCTCGAACTTCACCGAAGTTATCGCTTCGCTGAAAATCCTGGCTGGCGACGTTGACGTGGACAAGTTCCTACAAACGACCGAAAGCGACACCAATGACCAGATGGCGATTCAGATCGCCAAAAAGGCAAAGGGCGTTGGCCTGATGTTCCATCAAGCCCTGGCTACCGGTTCGAGCGCGACCAACCCTAACCAATTCGACGGTTTGTCTTCGCTGGCGGCGCAAGCTGGCGGCACACAGATCGTTTCGGCTGGCGCCAACGGTAATGCGTTGACGTTGACCATGCTGGACGAATTGTGTGACGCGGTGCCGAACGGCGCTGACGTGATTGTGATGCGACGGGGTACGATCCGTGCATATCGTGCGTTGCTCCGCGCAACCTACGGTACTGACGCAGTGCTGCAAATGATGGAAAACTTCGGTCGCCCGATGTTGACCCATAACGGCATTCCAGTGATCATGAACGAATTCTTGTCTGGCACTGAAACCGCCGGTACAAGCGCTGGAAATACCTGCTCGGTCTACGCTTTGCGTTTGAACGAACTGGACGGCTTGCATGGTCTGTATGGTGGCGACAACGCCGGTATCGTGGTTGAGAACGTCGGCACTGTTCAAACCAAAGATGCAACTCGCATCCGTTTGAAATGGTACTGCGGCTTGGCGCTGAAATCGACTCGTTCGATCGGCCAACTGTCGGGCGTAACAAACATCTAAGTTTGCGCTTGCAGATAAGTCACGACTGACTTAGAATAAGGCGGGTTCGCAAGACCCGCCTTTTTTTTACATTTAAAGGAACCGCAGTGAATCTTCAACTGACCCAAGCAGGCTACACCAATTTCACGGGCTTTATCGGCCCCGTACAGTTCATCAATGGCATTTCCGTCACCAGTCTGACCGACTCGATGCGCTCCGGCATCGCCGCCGTGTACGCGTGCAGCGACTACAACGCCACCACATCGACCGCAGTGTCAGCAAAAGACGTTACCAACCCTGCCTTTAACCCCTTCGACATTTCCGGCGACACGGGCGCAATGGCGACAGCGGTCGGCAGCTACGACTTTGTGCAAGGGCTGGCAACCGTAACCACGGCAGCAGCACTCGCGGCGGCAGCAACAGCACCAAGCAACATCGAAGTCACCGCAACGACCACACCGGCGGAACAAGCAATCATCCAGGCGCAAATGGAAGCTCTTGGCTTGCCAGTCATCATCCAGCCGAACGGCACCGTCTACAGCCCACCCGCAACAGTCTACGTGGCACCAGCGGCAGTGCCTCCAACTGGATGGCCGGCAGCGGCAGTCGGCGGTGCGGCAGAGGCGACCAATACCACTTCCGCAACTGAACAGGCGCAGATTGCCATTGACGCCCTTGCAGCGACGGCAGCGTTGACTGCGGCAAAGACTGCTTTGACAACAGCCCAAGCGGTTGAAGTGACGGCAAATTCAGCGTTAGCGGCAGCGCAATCGGCCAACGACACGGCGCAAGCACTGTCCACCGAAGCGGCGAACGTTGAACTGGTAACGCCAAGTACCGGCAACGCAGCAGCAGCTACCGCAGCCGCCGCCGCCGCAGCAGCAACCGTGACCGCACTGGAAACTGCCCAAGAGGCCGCGACAGCAGCAGCTAAAGCGGTCAATGCAGCGGAAGATCAGTTGGCGGCCGCATCTATCCAAACCGGCGTTGTGAACTAATAGGAATACGACATGAAACTTAGATTAACTCAGCCTGGCTTCAGTAACTACAACGGTCAAATGGGCGTTGTGTTTTACGAAGCAGGCTTATCTAAGGGCGATGTTAGCGTAATGGATGCCGTTCGCATTTCGGCATCCATGCTCTGCGAGTGGGAGGACGGATCTAAACCATCCGTCACCCAATCGTTACTGGACAACGCCAATACGCCCGCACCGATGTTCAAAACGGGCGCACAGGGTCAGCACGACTTGGCGCCTCAGAAAGACAGGCCCGTACAGGCCCAAGCGACTACGAAATCCACCTATACGGTGGAAGAGTTGAGCGCGGTTGCTGACGCGGACGGCATTAGAGGGCTGCGCAAGATTGCCGACCCTCTCGGCATCAAAAGCAACTCGATTGCGGAAATGATTAACGCGATCATCAATGCAACCCAGGCGCCAGCAAAGAGCTAAGAAATGAAGACCTACCTGCAAGGAACGGCGGTCACGCTGACAATCCCGCTCGTTGATCGGGCCGGAACCCCGCTCAACGTAGCCTCCATCGCCTATTACGTGGTTGACCAGGCCGGAAGCTACGTTTCTGACGACATCGAGGTGGAAGGGATCGTCGCGGTAACGTCAACATCGGTTCCGCTGGCGCCACTTGCAGGCTTCATCGCCGGCTCACCAACAGCAGTCGTCACCATGTCGCCAACCATCAACACGATGGCGACATACAGCACGGCAGAGCTGCGCAACGTCCAGTTGCAGTGTACGCTGGCCGACGGCAACACGATTCTGGTCAGTGAAGCGTACGCGGTAACCCTGGCAGATCCATTGCAGGTCGGCATTAATTCGTTCATGACCTACGCCAACGCGGAATTCACCGCATTGAGCATTCCCAACATCCCAGGATGGGATGGCGCATCAGACAAAGACCGGATTGCTGCGCTAATCGACGCCCGCAGTCACATTTGCCAATTGAACTTCAGCCAACTGAATTCGAACGTGAATTGGGGCCAGGACAGCCTGTCATACGTTCCAGAGGGAACATACCCGACCAATTTCGCATCACCGGATGGCATGTTCCTGTTTAGCGGGAATCTGTCGTTCTTGACGGTCGAGCAATTCGTCCAACTGCCGCCGCGCTTCCTAAACGCGCTGTACCTGGCGCAAGTAGCCGAAGCAGATGACATCTTGCAGGGCGATCCGGTAGTCAAGCGTCGGCAGGAGGGCATGATGCTTGAATCGATCGGCGAGTCCAAGCAAATGTATCGCCCCAGCAAGCCGCTTCAGCTCCCATGCTGCCGCCGCGCACTAGGCTACCTGTCGTACTTCCTGTCATTTACCAAGGGGCTGACGCGCCGATGAACAAGTACGACCAATTTGCCGCGCAACTGAGCGATGGCTACAAACTGTTTGCGCTGGCCCTGACCGGAATGTTCGCACAGACCGTCGCGGCAGGCGTCTCGCCCCATTCGATTACTCGGCTACAAAGCGACGGACTGCAAGCGGTCAACTCGTTCATGCAGATGTCCAGTGAATCGATCGACCACTACTTGATTACGATCGACGATGGCGTTGTCACGCGCTCGATGCGCGACCGTCAAAGCGCTTTTCTGGTCACGCTACGGGCGCTCACTACAAAAAACCTGACCAACACGGTGTTGCGCGCAAAAGGATCAACTACAGGGTTCGGCCAGATGCTCAAGGAAACGGGCGCGGGCCTCTTCGAAGCACTGATGAAAAAGCGCATGGAGCAACCCTTCACCGCACGCGACTCTGCCGGCCGCAACTGGAATGCAGGCGCGCTGGTTAGAACCCAGGCCCGCGACCTGGCCTATCAGACCCTTATCGACTCACAAGCGGCAAAGATTGGCACGACCAGCGATCTGGCATCGGTATCGTACAGCGACAATATGCACGACTTCTTTGGCCTGCGCTTGTCTCTCACCGGGGCAACACCCGGCTTTCAGACGCTTGCTTCGGTACGGGCGAAGGTTTTTCACCCCAACGCAAATGCGGAATTGGTGCCGTATGTTTAGACCCAATGCCTACTGCACAATCCAACTGAGCGACGGCACAACGGATGTGTACGGTCAGCCGACCCCAGGATCTACCGTCACCGAGCGCTGCGCAGTCGTTAAGTTGATGATCGAAAACGAGAAGTCCTCGGTACGCGCAGACAGCTCCGCATCACGCGGCAGCGCCCTTGAGTTGGAAACGACCTCGGTCATTCTTCTGACGGCGCTAACAAAGGCGCATATCGACGACATCGTGACGATCGACGGCTACAGCTTCCGTGTCAAGGGTATGTGGCCGCGCGCCAATGTGATGGGCAAGCTCGACCACTACCAGACCGACTTAACCATGTGGGCGTCGACATGAACCTTATGCCGCTTATTACCCTCCTGCAAACAAGTGGGCTGGGCGTACCAGGACAGACGATTTTTCTCAACATGATGCCAGCGGAGGCGGATTCGGCTATTCTGCTGCGCAATCCGCTGTCGGGCACCAAAATCGACTATGAACTGCCGGACTATTATAGGTCTCAGTTTCAATTGATCGTACGAGGCAAGAGCTACAAGGCAGCGCAAGCGGTATCCGACCAGGCGATCGCGGCGCTCACACTTGTCAATACGCAGGTTGGGACGCTGTACTTCAACTTCTGCCGACCAAAGACAGAACCGGTGGCGTTCCCGCTATCCAAAGGTAACCTGATTGAGTTCAACGTCAACTTTGAAGTCAACTTCGTCGATACGACTCCTCCATAATGGCTGTCGAATACGAAGGCACTGATGAAGTAATTCTCAGCTTCAAGCGCGTCGATCTGACCGCGCGGAACCTGTCGATGAAAAAGCTGATCGAGGCGGGCGCCGCCATTCAAGAACTCGCACAGAAGTTCGCCCCAAGGGACGAGGCTAACCTGGAAAACGCGATCATGATGACGCCAGATCCAGATGCGTCACAGCCGCGTGGCGTCAATGGTCAGTTCGGAAGTTGGGCCGGAACCGAAGTAACGGTGTATGTCGATGGCGATGCACCTGTGCCAGAGCGCCCAGGCAAGACAGTTGGCGACTATGCCTACGAGCAGGAAACGCACCTTGAACCTGCTGGTAATTGGCAGCTCGGCGAAGGGTCGAGGCAAAAGCAGGATGGTCAGTCCGAAACTGTCGGTGGCGCCTATATGGAACGGGCATTCGATCAGATCACCGAGGGCGGCTTTCTGGATGACGCGCTATCGGTTTGCCTGACAGAGATTGTTGAATCGTTAAGCTAGGAAGTTAGTCTGTTTTGTGGTATAGTAAGTCACCACTGAGTTATCTGGCACCCATACACCCTTTGCTAAGGAAATTTCATGAGCGATACAAGAAACGTAAAACTTGGCGTCTGCCAGGTGCTTTACAATGGCGTTGATCTTGGGTACACCCAAGGCGGCGTTGAAGTAACCGTTAAGACGGATACCCACAAGGTCAACGTCGATCAATTCGGTAAGTCGACCATCAACGAATACATCCTCGGTCGCGATATTAGCGCCAAGGTGCCGCTGGCTGAAACCACGCTGCAAAACTTGATCACGATTATGCCTGGCTCGATCATGGTAACCACCGGC